TAACACTAAATTAGGAGACTTAGGATATAAAGGAATTGTTGGTAATATTGATGCTACAGCCGTAGAACGTATGAAATGGTTTGACCATCTATCAGCTGGTAAACAACATACTGACTTTTTCGCAAATCGTGTAACTAACTATTCTAAGGGTAATATGGAATGGGATGAAAGTATATTTTAATTATGGACAATAACAACTTATCAATAGATTACTCCCTATGGGAACGCGGTAAAGATTTCCCTGATTATATGGATGAAGTAGCATTATCTACTATATCTAAAGGATATTTAATGCCAGGTGAAACACCTAAAAAAGCTTACAGAAGAGTAGCACACGCTGTTGCGATGCGTTTAAATCGCCCTGACTTAGAAAATAAATTTTTTAAATACATTTGGAATGGATGGATTGGTCTCGCCTCTCCTGTTCTCAGTAACACTGGTACTGACAGGGGTTTGCCTATTAGTTGTTTTGGTATTGATACTCCGGATTCGATACGTGGTATTGGCCTCACTAACGCAGAGCTTATGCGCCTTACTTCCTATGGGGGAGGCGTGGGAATATCCCTTAGTCGAATTAGAGGAAGAGGAGCAGGTATTACTGGAAACGGAAAATCGGAAGGTATAGTTCCTTGGGCTAAAATTTATGATTCAACAATTATTGCTACCAACCAAGGCTCAGTTCGTAGAGGTGCCGCTTCAGTAAATTTGGATATAAACCACCCTGATATTAAGGAATTTCTACAAATTAGAAGACCTAAAGGTGACCCTAACAGACAATGTTTAAACTTACACCAAGCAGTTGTTGTAGATGACGCGTTTATGAAGCGCTTACAGGATCGAGACAGCGAGGCTATGTCGTTGTGGCTTGAAATACTTAAATCCCGCGTAGAAACCGGAGAACCCTACATTATGTTTAAGGACAATGTCAACAAAGACAACCCTTTAGCATACAGAATGAATAACTTAGATGTTAGTATGACTAATATTTGTTCTGAAATTACTCTCCATACAGATGAGGAACATTCCTTTATTTGTTGTTTATCCTCCCTAAATTTAGCCAAATATGATGAGTGGAAAAACACAGATGTAGTTGAAATTGCTACTTATTTCTTAGATGGAGTAATGGAAGAATTTATTGTTAAAACTAATGGTAAAGATTCAATGATCCGTTCACATCGTCACGCTAAAAAAGGACGTGCTTTGGGGTTAGGTGTAATGGGGTGGCATACGTTTTTACAACAAAAAGGATTACCATTTAACTCTATTGCTTCAACGGCTTGGACTCATACTATTTTTAGTGACATTAGACAAAAAGCAGAAGCAGCATCTCGTCAAATGGCAGTTGAATATGGAGAACCTTTATGGTGTAAAGGGACTGGGATGAGAAACACACACGTAATGGCAATTGCCCCTACAGTATCAAATTCTCGTATTAATAGTTGTTCAGCTGGTATTGAACCTCAACCCGCAAATGTTTATGTATTTAATGGGGCAAAAGGAACATTTATAGTCCGTAACCCTGAATTAGAGCAACTTTTAGATTCTAAAGGTAAAAATTTAAATAAATATTGGGATCAAATTTTGTCTGATAATGGCTCTGTAGCTAATCTACCTAGTGATGTGTTAACTGAAGATGAAAAAGAAGTATTTTTAACCTTTTCAGAAATAAACCAATTAGCATTAATCCAGCAAGCAGCAGTTCGTCAAAAATATATTGATCAAACCCAATCTTTAAATGTAGCTTTTGACCCTACAGATTCTCCTAGATGGATAAATCAAGTTCATATGGAAGCTTGGAAATTAGGAATTAAAACATTATATTACTTAAGAACAGATTCAGTAATCAAAGGAGACTTAGGTTCCAGAACTAGTGAAGATTGTTTAGCTTGTGATGGATAATAATATTAATAATTTTAAACTATGATACCCTTAATTCAAACTATTATTTTTGTAGCATATTTAACTTTTATCCTTATTAAATTTGGGAAATTGTTAAAAAGTGGAGAACTCCATTCTATTTCAAACTCTTGGTATTTGTTAGATAGAAAACAGCAACCTCTATTTACTTTATTTACTTGGGGTATTGGTATTCCAATGTTATTTTATAATCATTGGCTATTTTTCCTAGCAGGTTCAGGATTAGCTTTTGTTGGAGCTGCTACTCAATTTAAACTAATAAATTCAACTACACCTTTAGTTCATTATCTAGGAGCAGCTTTAGGTATAGGTTTAACTGCTATTGGATTAGGAGTAGTTGGGGGGTATTGGTTTCTTTTAGTATTATTAGCTTTAGGGGGTGGGTTAATGAAGTGGAAAGTTAAACTTAATTTTATATTTTGGTTTGAAGTATATGCCTTTGTATTATTACTCCCTTTTCTTTATTTATTATAACTAAAAACTATGCGTGTTGTGAAAGATGAACTTTTAAATTTAAATGATTTTGTATTCGTAAAAGAAAATGCCTTTACAGATGAGTTTTGTGATTCACTTATTGAAAATTTTGAATCGCTAAGATCTCAAGGATTAGCCCGCCAAGGCCAATCAGGAATTGGAGTTAATAATGATGTTAAATCTACTACGGATCTTGATATGTTCCAATTCCCAGATTTAATGGAAACTTATATACAAGAAGCCAGCCAAATTTTTAATGAAACTCTTTCAGAAAGTTTTTTAGGCAAACTTCCATACCAAAAAGAATTTGGAAAAGATGAATTATTCCATAATACTACATTTTATGAATTAATGCAAATTCAAAAGTATAATAAAAATAAAGGCCATTATAATGGATGGCACGCTGAAACCGGAAATTTCGAAATGTCAAGAAGAATGTTCGTTTTTATTTTATATTTGAATGATGTTAAAAAAGGAGGAGAAACTGAAATGTTATATACAGGGTTAAAAGTTTCTCCTAAAAAAGGTCAACTATTAATCCACCCGGCCTCATTCCCATTTGTTCATAAGGGCCACACCCCCACATCAGATGATAAGTATATTTTAACAACTTGGTTATCTTATGTACCTCAATAATATTTATAAACAAAAAAAATAATCTTAAAATGAAAAAATTAATTAATTGGTTTAAAAACCTGTTTTCACCTAAAAAGTTAGTAAGTGAAAAAATTGTAAAGAAAACACTAAAACATAGAGGAAGTGGTGTTTCTAAATCAACCTTTAGTAAAAGTGGAGTTTCTAAATCCACATTTCAAAATACTAAAAAAAGAAAACCACGCAAAACTATTAAAAAATAAATTTTTTTTTAAATTTTAGAGAAAGGAACACATTCGTGTCCCTTTTTTTTATATGTATAATCATACAATCCGTTTTATCCAATAGTTTTTATATGTTCAACAATATAAAACATAAAATTATGGCCTTTAAAGACATTTTTAAAGACGAAAACAGCTACAATGAAAAAACCATTATTGGTTTTATGTCATTTGCTATAATGGTAATCTTCGCTACTGTTGATATAGTTACTGGTATTATGGGTAAAGAATTAATTATAAGCGATTCGATTTTTAATTCATTTGTATTTGTTACTTTAGGTAGCTTTGGTATAGCGGGTTTAGAAAAATTTGCTAAAAAGTGAAATTAAGTAAAAATTTATCTTTAGGCGAATTTACTCTATCCCAAACCGCTAAAAGGGAAGGTATCGATAATACCCCTAATGAAAAACACTTAGAAGCAGCTAAATTATTAGCTGAAAATATCTTTCAACCTATCAGAGACCATTTTGCTACTCCTATTTTTATATCTTCAGGATATAGGAGTGATGCCTTAAATGAGGCTATTGGTGGTTCTAAAACTTCACAACACAGTAAAGGCGAAGCACTTGATATCGATATGGACCACAGAAAAGGCCCAGAGAATGAAGAGATATTCCACTATATTAGAGAAAACCTACCATTTGACCAATTAATTTGGGAATTTGGGACTGATAAAAGACCTGATTGGGTCCATGTTTCATATAACAGTGCTGGAGAACAAAGAGGTCAAATCCTAACGGCCAAAAGAAATTCCTCCGGAAAAGTTTATTATACAAAGTCTTATGAGGCTTAATTTATTTATGTTTAATAATATGAAATCAACAACCTTAACCTTTTTAACCGTACCCCTAGTGACTGTATCTTTTTTATGCTCTTATTTTTTAGAGCTTACAATGGGCAACGCCGAACAATATTTAGCATTAATAGCAGTAATATTCATTGATGGATTCTTTGGAATTGTTTTAGGTATGAAACGTGAAGGGTTTCAAACCCGTAAAGCCGTTCGTGTATTAAAACGTGCTGTAACTTGGATAGCTTTTTTAACCGTAATTTTAATGGTAGAAAGAGGGTTTAAAGGGACAACTTGGCTTAGTGAAGTAGTTATCATACCGTTCGTGATACTACAATTAATTAGCGCCCTTAAGAACGCGTCTATGGCTGGATTTATAAAAACAGAAGAATTAAATAAAATTTTAGACCGCATAGACAATCATAAGGGCTTTAGAAAGTAAACCCCTATGTGGAAAAAAATACAAGAAAGGATATTTCCTTTTATAATCGCAACCTCTGCCCTGTCAGTTTCTGCTTCGGCAGCTTTCTACTCAGTAAGCGGTCTTAGTAAACTTTTTGCTGGAGCAGCATTCGCTGTTATTGTAATGGCTGCCTCATTAGAGGTAGCAAAATTAGTAATAGCATCTTTACTATATCAATATCGTAAATCCCTCCCAACATTCCTTAAAACATACCTTTCAGTAGCTTGTTTTGTATTAATACTAATTACAAGTATGGGTATTTATGGTTTCCTATCAGCTGCTTACCAAGAAACAGCATCAAAAGCAGGAAATATTGATGCCCAAATTGGTTTAGTTGAAACTAAACGAGACAATATAAGGGAACAACTCGCGGTTTACAGCGATGAAAAATCAAGTATTAACACTGCCGTGAGCGAATTGAGGTTCGGTTTATCTAACAATAAAATCCAATATACAAACGCAGAAGGTGTATTAATAACTACAACATCTAGTTCGACCCGTAGAGCACTAGAGAAACAACTAGACCAAGCTATTTTACGTCAAACCGAAATCAATATTAAAGTAGATATTTTAAATGAGAAGCTATTTAATTACGAAACTGAAATTGTCGAAATATCTACTAATAGTAAATTAGCAGGTGAATTAGGCCCACTTAAATACCTTTCAGGATTAACAGGGGTACCAATGGATAAGATTATTAATATCCTACTTTTAACTATTATATTTGTATTTGACCCCTTAGCTATTGCTCTAGTAATTGCTGCTAACTTTGCTTTTGAAAAATTAAAACCTAAAAAAAATATTTACGGGGAAAATATTGAAGAATTAGAAGACAGAAACACTAGATTAGAAGAAACATTAGATAATGTTTTAACAGATATTGAAGAAGAAGAATGGGTTGTTGTTGATGAAGAAGGTGAAGAAGAAGAATGGGATGAAGACCACGCTTCAAATATAACTCTTAATGACATAACTCCCAGTAAAGAAAATAAAAATAATTATACTTCTCCCTTCCCCTCTTCCCAAAACTCTATTACCCCTAAATCACCCTCAGTAGATACTACCAGATTACGCCGTGCTAAACCTAACGATGATTTAACAATAAAGTATTAAATATTTGGAGTCCCGAAAGGGGCTTCGTATATTCACGGTGTTGAATAAGGCGAGACGCCAATAAAAAATAAAAGTTATGAAGCAGTTAGTTAGATTTTTTACGTGTGCTATGACAGGTGACAAATGTGCTGTCATTTTTGATGGTAAGGATGAAATTTGTGTTACTGAAAACGAAGGTTATGATGTTTATGCTCAAAGCATGGCTGAATACGATAACCAACATTTAGTAAACGAAATGTACTAATATTTATTAACAAACAATTAATTTAATTAAATAAAAAGAAATGAAAAAAACGTTATTATTAATGGTTGCCGCTGCAATGTTGTTTAGCTGTACCGAAAAAAGAGGAGGCATAGTAAAACTTCACGAAGGTTATTATGCATTTTGTGGTGCCTCAGGTGCTGTAGCAACTGGAGACTCAATTATTGTTCAAGGTGAGAAATTCGCTGAAGGATGTGCTATTTGCCCTGTATTACCAGATACCTCTATTTCAAACTTAGCAATGTATGGTGTAAGTCCAAGCTGGGGTAAAGTAATGGGTACTG